CAACTGCACCAAGTCTGTATCGACTTGACGAGCCAAGGCATAACCTGCGTCTGATGTGTAGAAGTTACGCATAGAGTTCAAGGCTTGTGCCTCGACAATATCTTCGATCAAGCGGCTATATTCATAGTGCTTGTTGATAGATATTGTTACTTCTGACTCAGTAGCGGCAATCAAAGTAACTGCATCAGTAGCAACTTTGGCATTAGCAGTGCCACGGGTAGGTGCAGGAATGTGAACAGTGTCACCTTTCTTGCCCTTGAAGTTCATCTTCATAACCAAGTTTGCTAAAACTAGGTTCTTTTTGTAAGCCGCTACGATTTCATCTGACCAAATATCAGGGATGAATTTGTCAGCGGTTGTTACTGTCACCGAATTGGTGGGGGAAAATGCTGTATTAGCCATGTTAAATCTCCAAAAAACGATAAGTTAAATTATTTAAATTCCGAAAACTCTCGTCCTCTCCCGTTTAGTTCTCGAATATTTTTGATAATATCAAGTTGATTTTCTGTATAAGGGCCACGTAAGTCAAGACCACGAGACTCTATCCATTCACCAACTTTAATAGCCTGTTTCTGTTTTGCGATTAACAAATCTTGCACAATACTTAATGCCTTGTACACTCTTGGTCTACCATCAATACATACTTCCCACTGATATTTACGATTTCCCTTTGTTTGCTTACCATAGCACTTGTGAGTGATGCCTAATCTATCTAAAATTTCGCAGTATTTCTCTACTAAAACTTTAGAAGTATTTGACATTTTTATGGTAGGCACATAAGTAGGGCCTCGCTTACATACAGTAATGCTACCTTCTCCATCAATAATACCCGCTAACCAACCAAGTTCAAACTGAGTTACAGAATTCACTTTACCCGCCCTTCAGCGTAGGCTTGCATGATTTCGTCAGACAAGGCTTCGTATCGGTTCGGGTCAGTCATCTTCAGCCGAATAAGGTCTGCCCTTCTATAAACTCTCTTAGAACTCTCTCCAGTACCACCCACATCAACTGCGGCGGCTTTAAGGTTAGTCTTGCGTTGGGTTTCACCCGCATCGCTAGTCTGTTTAGCCTTAACACCCTTTAGTTGCTTGTAAGTCGATAACAACTCATTAGCACTGTCATAGTCAAACTCACCATCTGCTCTCGCATACAACCCTAACCGAATAGGTGAAGATTTCACCCAATTCTGAAAGTCCGTATCTTGTGCAATCTGCCCAAAATCAGGATGGTCTTGCGCTAACTTCTGCTGAATTTGCATCTTTTTGAAGTCTAGAGCCGCTTGGCGACCCGCTACTACATCAGGATGGCTATCAACTGTCTTACGAATTGCCTCTTTCGGATTCTCAAAGAAATCTACTTCAGGCTCACTTTGCTCAATAGGTTGTTTGTTAGAACTAAGGTTCTGCTTTATGAGTTCATCTGCCAGTTTTCGGACTTCACCTACCTCTTGCGCTTGCTTGCCAATCAACTTTTCAGCCTCTTGGTGCATCCTAATGACTTCCTCTAAACTCTTTTCCCTGTATTTCTCAGGGAGTTCAGCGATAGTCGGTGCTTCAGGTAGTTGTTTTTGTTCCTCAACTATGTCTAACTCACTTGGCGACTCGTCTTCTTTATCAATCAACATATTCTTCCTTTTTCCTGCCGTTATCGGTTCTAGGACATTAAACTCGGCATCTCTGCTTACGAGTTCTCTTTTTGCTCTTGCTTTAGTTTGTCTGTGTGTTTCTTCTCAAATTTCATCCATGAGGACGGAAAATGACCAGACCACCCTTCCAAATTAACGCTTGGAGCACTTACTATGCGGTTGGCTGTCACACCGCAACTTGAACACCGAACTTCCTCTGTCTCATAATCAGTGAGTTTCTCGGTGAGATGTCCACTTACGCAGACAAATTCATAAATTCTTTTCATTCAATTCCTCATACGCTTGTGTGCTGACCTGTTTAAGGGTTTTTAGCCACGTTAGGATAGAAAGTTCGCCTTTTTTGAATTGTAGGCTTTTTTCATCAGGGATTGTACTAATATTGTTCAACGAATTTATCATTGTGTCAATATCGTCCATTAAGTCCTTCCACCCGTCCGTTGACATCATGTCAAAGCGGGATTCATAGTATTTTTGCAGTTCAGGACTCATGGCTTTGGATACTTGGTTTTAACCGCTTGGCAGTCGGCTATGTATTTGTTAATCTGTGCTTGGTCACCTTTGGCTATGCCATCCAAATATTCAGTCATGAGAGGGTACTCCGCTTGGCGTTTGGCTATGTAGGCATGAGCATCTATGTAGGCTTGAACTGCTGTTTCGTCATAGGTAACGGGGTTGCCATCAGCATCAAAAGCATCGTCACCACGGATAACAGCCACATTGCTATGTGTTGCAAAAATTGCTTGATGTTTATTCATGCCGCAATCTCCATAACAGTAATACTTGAATAACCCGCTGAATTATTAACCGAAACATTTCCTACATTGGTAACAGATGCCAATTGCACTTTATAGGTTGTTGATGAAGTTGTTGCGGGAGAGTCTAAATAACTACATCCAACACCGCCAAATTCTTGAATTGTTGACGCATTGTTATAACCGCCTTCTTTTTCAAAATCTAAAATACTAGTGCTACCTCTTAAAAGTTTTAAAGCCAAATAAGTATTATTGGTTTCTTTTTTACACCCTGTTACATTAACAATAACTAAAACCTTACTTGTAGAAGACGATGGTGTTATAGATACAGAAAGCCCCGATATATCAGCATATGTACTTGAAGCAGAGGAGGTTGCAGTTCCACCCGCATTAACGCTTACCACTTGCAACACAGACCCCGTAGGCAATCTAGCCTTACCTAAAGTACCGCTAGAAATGTTAGACGCATTAGTAGCAGTAGATGACTGCGTTGTTGCATCATTAAATGTTAGGCCATTTGTGCCGTCTACGACAAAAGTCATATTACTGCCCTTCGAGTGCCACAATTCGGGCGGTTAGTGCGTTGATTGTTTCGGCTTGTGTGTCGTTTATTGCTTTTAGTTCTTGGATTGCTTTTACTAAGTATGGAATCGAACCTGAATTATCCATTTGTTGATAAATAGGACTTCCATCTGCATCTACTGCGTCTTTTTCTCCAGTAACAGAAAGTGGGATAACTTCTTGAAACTCATGCGCTAAAAATCCTACTGCTGATGATTTATCTTCAATCCAATTAAATGTTATTGGTTTAAGTTTGTTTATTGTCTCAAGAGCATTTGTTAAAGGAATTGCATTTTCTTTTAAACGATGGTCAGATGTAGAGTTATATGTAACTGCGCTAGTAGTTCCAACCCTAATCACAGAACCGCAAGAATTTGTGTCTTGTTGGAAATAAAGAAAACCAGTTCCGCTTGCATTGGTAGATGTTCTTAAAACACATCCATTATCAGTATTACCATCAAATACAGCACCAATTCTTGCAATATTACTTGTAGTTCCGATAGAAACATTGCCACCAGACAAGATACGCATACGCTCTGCGGCATTTGTACCAAACAACATTGGAATATTTTTATTTTCAATTATTTCTACGGCACTAGAGCCTTCAACAATACGCAAACCCTCTGTGCCGTTATTGATAAATTGAAGTACGCCACTTGTGCTACTTCCTGAATCGCCACCAATCGCCAATGTTTTAAATCCACCAAACGCACTAGGTGTAGTAGAGCCAATCCCAACATTCTGCGAAGCGTTAACAGTAATCGCAGTAGTCTCGTTTGTCTGTATGTTTAGGATGCCGCTGTCATCCCCCGTAGAGATAAGACCGCCATTTCCTGTGCTTGTGCCGTTGATAGTTGAAGCCATTATTGTGTTCCTTCGTCTGCGGGAGTAGGCGTGTTGCCCAACTCAAGCCACGCTAAATAGGCGATGTAGTCTGTGTTGTCTGGATTTATTGGGATATATGCGTTGTCTGATAAACGTTGAACACAATCGTTGTATTTTGTTAATTTATACATTTATAACTCCGAAGATGCAGTCCAATGACCAGTAATAGTTACGGGAATCCAAGACCCACCAGTGTTTATTACTGCCCTAGCCTGTGCGTCACCAATAATATTAAAACTAACCGAAGCAGTTCCACTAACTCCACTACGACCATACTCCCAAGAACCAGATGCTCCCGTACTTGCTAAGTAACCAGTCAATGTTGGAGCGGCTCTTTTAACAACTTTATATTTAATACCATATTGAACATCGCCAGAACCATTGGCTGTTGTCCCATCAATTGTTGTGCTTGTGTAATCTGCCGTACCTACGGCTGTTCCTTGTGAGTAAGTCTTTTCATAATACCTCTGACATAACTGCAACTCAGTACCATAAGGTCTGTAATCAAACGATGTTGCGGTACTGCCTTTTTCTAGCATTACTCCCGTCACATAAAATGTCGCTCCGTTTGTGCCAACTACTGATGTTGCTCCTGTGGCCGACCGATAGTCTGTTCCAGCCCATGCTCCTGCTGTTCCGCTTAATGTAGAGCCTACGCCAAGACCAAAAGTTACATTAAGTCCACGGCTATTATCCGTAAGCCAAGTACCAGATGTATCACCAGCAATAGTAATTGTTTCGTATTCCCAAGTATTGGCTGAATTAATTGTGTATGTAAATGGGTAACTTCTAGAGCCACCACTATTTCCTAAACTTCCACCAAATGTTCCTGTTAAAGAACTACGCACCCAAAAAGACAGTGTTACTGTTTGTGCGCTTGCTGTACCCCAAGCCAAATCTGCAATGTTATATCCCTCAATCCACTGTTGTATTCCATATTGGTCTCCAGAACCAACAGAATATGCAGAAGATGAGGTAACACCTAAGTAATTTATAAAACCCGCTGGTGGTGTAACTGAGCCAGCATTTTGAGACACTGTAAATTTTGAGGAAACAGTAGACATAAGAGTTCGCCATCTGTCCAGTGTATATTCCAAGGATGCTGGTGTTCCACTAAATCCACGTTGATTTAAAACCATCGCCCCATTTATGATTCTATTTTTAAATCCATAAACACCTGAAGAACTTATGCCATCAGAAGTAACCATCTTATCAACATTAACTGAACCATAAGCCATTATTTGCCTCCGTGATTAGCAAATACGCCATGATACTTTTCTCGTGCCATGTGAGCGCATAAATCAGCAAGTTCTAGGTCATCAAAATATTTATGAAACACTTTTTCCCTATCTTTTGTTATTTGAACTATGTATTTGTTGTGTACCTTACTCCAACATACATTTTTAACACCAAGTTTGTTGTTTGACTGAGTTTGCTTGTTGTAGTTATTTGTGCAATGGTCTGCGGCTCTTAGGTTTTCAATCCTATGGTCTTTGTATGTTCTATTTATGTGGTCAACAACAATAGGCATTTCACCATGAAACATACAGTAAATAACTTTATGGATGCTATACGCTTTGCCATCTAAGTTTACGACTCCATATTCACCACTAGACGCACAACCAGCCTCTTTACCAATAAGTTTCTTTGACTTGTTGGTATTGATTTTCCAGTACAGTTTTCCATCTCTATACTCAAAAGCCTCATTAAATCTTTTGGCTAATTCCATGTTCTTCCTTATAGTACCAACCAGCGTTGACCGCTAGAGACAGTTACCGCAATTCCGCTTGCCACAGTTATCGGGCCAACCGAAAAGCCATTGTTTCCGCTTGCTATCGTGTAACTTGCGCTAACTGTGGTTGAGTTGATGTTGATGCCGTTAGATGAGATGTGCGCTGGCGCAGTTAACTCACCCGTACTTGGCTTATACAAATACTTGGTATTGCCTGTATAGATTGTTGTTGGCGTACCTGAAGTAGCCGATGCAAACAATGGATAAAGGTTGCTTGATGTAGTTGTGTCGTTGCTTATGCTTGCACCAGCAGTTCCATTGGAAGCCGCAGTAATCCGTCCATACGCATCAACAGTAATGTTGCTAGCCGTGTAACTACCCGCAGTCACAGCAGTTGTAGCCAATGCCAAAGTACCACTTGTCGTGATAGTTCCACCTGTCAGCCCCGTTCCAGCCGCTATGCTAGTGACAGTTCCCGTGTAAGCATCGCTAGACGAGATAGTGAAATTAGGATATGTGCCACTTATGCTAGTCGTACCAGCACCAGTTAACGCAACTGTCTGATCTGGCGCACTATTGGTGATCGTGAAGTTAGGATAAGTACCACTTGTACTTATTCCTGTACCAGCAGTCAAAGCAACTGTCTGATCTGGGGCAGAGTTAGTGATAGTTACAGCACCAGTAGCACCTGAGACTGAAATGCCAGTACCAGCCACAGCAGAAGTAACACCTGAGTTAGAGACTGTGATAGAACCAGCACCTTCAGTAATGCTGATTCCAGTTCCATCAGTCAATGTGTGCTTTTCCCACAATGACGTAGATTCGTTGTAGATTAAGACTTGACCATTGCTAGGAGATTGAGCCGAAACATTATGGATTTCGTCTAACTCATAGCCATTTTGGATACGGACTTCAATAGAACCTTGATTTACATGGCTACGGGTAACAACACCAACATAGACCAAGTGATTTGGTGCATACTGTTTGGTTGTTGTGTATGCGCCAGCAGTCGTAGAACTCAAATACAACTGTGTTCCAGCCGCAATTGCAGATGTATCTAAACCTGAGATATCGCCTGACAAAATAGCATAGCCATTGTTGTTATTTGATATATCAGCAAAAATAAGGCCAAATGTTTGAGCAGAAGTTGAATCTCCTGTGGCTATTGCCTTAGTAACAGTCGCTTTATTACCTGATGCTCCGTTAATGTAGACAACAGTTCCCTTGGTTAGCGTTGCACCTGTCTCATTACGAACCTGTGCAATCACCCTTGGAGAAGAATAAACGGCAAGGTCAGCCGTTGATCCTGTGGTTGTTACAGTAACGCTTGCATCGGCAGAGGTGACAAACTGTAATGTCTCAGATTGGTCAATCTTTTGCCAAACAGAGCCATTGAACAGCAACCAATCGCCAACTTGCCAATCAGTAATGCCGTTTAAGTTAGTGCTTCCTGCCGTTGCAACGATGTAGTAGTAACCATTTGTGCCTGTACTACTCGCCAATGTAGGCGTGTTAGTCGTTGCGTTCCAAGTACCTTGATAACTGAGTCCACCAGCAACAGAAGCCCATGATGTAGACGTTCCATTGGTAGTCAAAAACTTACCTGAGTTCCCAGTTTGACTAGGAATAAGGTCATCTATCTGTGTTTGTAGGGAGGCTAGGGTATCAAGTACAAACTGAGAAGTACCGCCGCCATTAGTAATAACTTTGATCGATTCTGCAAGGTCAGGAGCAACAACCTCACCAACATTGAGTTCAATACCACTAGACAAGCCAATGATAAGGCTACCATCAAAATCGATACGAGCAGAGGTGACACTAATACCATCAACCCCATCCACGCCATCATGCCCATCTCGACCATCTGCGCCTTTAACTCCCTGAACGCCTTGCTTTCCGTCACGTCCATCTTTGCCATTGCGCCCATCCCTTCCGTCTTTGCCATCTTTTCCATCTTTAATGGTGGCAACTCGTTTTTCAATGGCGTTTCCCACTTCGTCATAGCGAGAACGGATGTCAGATTCAATCTTTTTTAGGGCATCAACCACCAAGCCCACATTCTCACCAATGCGTTGCTTTTGAACCTCTTTGGCTTGGGCGACAGAAGCCTTAATCCCCTCCAAAACAGCCAATTGCTGTTCAGGATTCATGTTTTTAAGGATTAACTCCTTGGCTAGGCTTTCAATATCCATTATTCACCCTTTGGTGGGTTTGAAGATAGTTGTCTTGTCAGTTGATCAAGGAAGTCTTGCTCCATTCCTTGTACTTTGTTCTGTTTATCAGCCATCTGCAACTCAACAATCTTGGATTTGTTCTTGATGTCTGCTTCTTTGAGCATCAACTCCGCAATCTTAACTCTTTTATCGAACTCACGGCTTGCCGCTTCATCCTGATTAGGAAGATTCTTAGTCAAAGATGCACTCATCTTGGCTTGTGTCTCTTGTGGCATCAACTGTGCCTCGACTGTCAACTTCTGAGCCTCTGCACGATTCTGTTCTGCCTGAGTAGTGTTGACCGCAATCTGCGCTTGTGCCGCTTGCAACGCCAATTGTTGCTTAACTTGCTCCAATTGCTGTGCTTGCTCATCAGGTTGGCTCATCTTATCCAAGGCTTGCATCAACTCGTACCTATTAGATAGGCTTGAATTGGACAAAATCCCCTTCAAGATGATTGGCAAGACGGGAGTATTGGGGCCAAGCGTCTGCAAAAGACCAATAAATTGTTGTTGCTCATACTCTCTAGCAATAATGCCAAGCGTAGCCGTAGGAACAAAGTTCATGTCCACAGAAGGATAGCGTTCTGGGTCAAACTGCATGAAACGGAAAGCCGCCTTCTTGATAAACGGGATTAAGAAATCCTCTTGGAAGTTCACCAAAGTGCGCTTGTACTTCTTGATGATAGAAGCGACAGCCATAGACATACCGCCTTGACCACCATCTCTAGCCACATTGCTGATCATGCCTTGGGAATCAAGAGTTCCCGTTGCTTGTAACAACATACGCTCAAAGTCTCTTGCCGTAGCCAAGTTGTTGGGGTCAGTTTGACCGAACTTGAAGGGGTAGAGAATCTCGGAAGGTGCGCCATTGGTGAGGATTGCCTTGCCAGGCTTTACCTCAAACTTCATTCCTCGTGGCAAACGGGTAGCATCCATAGCAATCATGGGGCTAGTGGTCAATGCCAAGGAATCTAAGTGGCTACGGGTCTGAGCATCAATAGCCTTTTGCATATTGAACGCTTTTTCTACTGTGCCTCTGCCCAACAAGCGGTTCGGCACTGTGTCATCCTGATAGGACAAGACAGGGCGATCCTTCATCATGTATGGGTTTTCTTCTGCTTTGAGCAGTTGACCATCATTGGCAATCACAACAATGGCTTCCACCATGTCTGTGTAGTCTTCTGCCGCAGAGTTCTCAGGGAACAACTCAACAATATCTTCATTTTCCTTGAGATTATTCAAGTATTCCCGTGGAACTAAGCCGTAGTAGGTCAACAACAAGACTTTCTCGTCCTGATATTGGCTAACCTCTTGGGTAGGCTCAAGGTCTGTGTCTTCACCAGAGGTAGTAATGTCTACTTTGCGGTAGATGCCCTTCTCTATGCCTTGGACAATCTTGTGAATCGAGACATATTTCTCGATAGCCACACCCATACAGTCATCAATGGATGTGCCGTTAGGGTCAAACAAGAAGTTCTTGGGGTTGACGGGCATGATCTTCACGCCAATGCGGTCTTTTTCTAAGACTCCGATGGCGGCTTGTCCGACTTGGCCTGGGATTGCTTGCGTAGCGGGGATGTATTCCTTCTCCGTCTTGACAATAATCTCGCCAATACCTGTTCCATAGATTTCAGCCATCAACTCGATTTGGTCAATGGACTTGCGGATTTTGTCCTTCTTGAAGTCTTCCATCAGTTGAGCCTTGATTAACTCAACATCTATTGGATTGCCGCCTACATCTTGTAGGTTGTCTTCAATATCAAAGAAGTCGCCTTGACCAAAGATTGCTTCCATGATCTCAGCATGGCGAGTCTCTACGGCTTGTTGGGTGGCGGGGGTGACGATTCTAGAAC